GCCAAGCGACAGAAGACTTAAAGTTAATGACGCAAGCAATTGAAGAATTATATGCAAAAGCGGAAAGTAAACCGCAGATCACACCGGTATTTCAAGAATTAGGTGGTAGAGAGGGTATTGCCCAGTATGCTGCTGCAAGTTCTGAAAATGCGGCGGATTATTTAAGTAGCTTAGAAGAAGTCCTTCAGAGACACAAAGATATTTACGCAGTAGTACAAAACCAAATAAAAGTGTTAAGAGAGGCAACAGAGCAGGCCGCTGCGTTTTCCGCCGCGGTTACTCAGAGTACTGATAGTACATCGGCACCTTCTCAGAGACCTAGAAAAAAACAACGAGACAGTTCAACAGGAGCTACTCGATCCGCCTCGTCTGCTTATACCACCTCTGATGCCGAAGCAATGCTACCAGTTGACCATAAAGATCCGCTTGGAGTAGCTTTTGTAGGAGGTGGGCGTCCACCGCTACGAAGTAGCGTAGGCAGTCGTCCTGCCCAAACAGAGACTGTTCAAAAAATTGTTGATTATGTTATTAAAAATCCGGATCTTTTTACTGCGACGGCTGACGTATACACTAAGGAAACTATCGAAATAATAAATCGTTTGATGTCGGGTGCGAGAGTTGCGTCACGAGGTGGCGCTGGTAGGCAGATTAACGCGCAGATAGTTTCAGATTTTGAAACACTTTTCCCGCAAGACACGGGCGCATCCTTTCCTGTATACAAGGCTACTGTAGGTGCGCGCCCGAAAGGCGTAAATTCAGCTCGACAGATTGTTGATTATGTTTTAAAACACCCAGAAATTTTTCGTGTTTCTACTGAGACGCATACTCAGGAAATTGTGGATGCTGCTGATGCTATGCTAGATGGTATGCAAAGGTATCACGCTGGCACTACTGATCGATCGACTAGTCGACAAATAGTTGCAAACTTTAATAAACTTTTTCCAAAAAATGCTTCTGCTACTTCAGAGCAAAGCTCAAGGAGCCAAATTGTAGTTGCAATTGAAACAGCACTAAAGCATTTAGGTATGGCTGAGGCACCTTCTGTGCAAAATTTAGGAGCAGCTAGTGATCAGTACATACTCGATCTTTTGGAAGATCTTGTGGATCGTTTAGGAACCGTTGATCCTGCGACTGGTAAAGTTCAAACTGCTTCTATAGGTCGCGGAACATTAGTAAAAAAATTGGGGGTGCTTATCCCACGTTTGGGTAACATTATCAATAGAGCAGTTCGCGCTCAAGTTGTGCGCCCTGAAGATGTTGATAATTCAGACATGTTAGGTACGTCTTTACCGGCTGACCTAGAGTTTAGAATATCTCCAAACGCTCGAGATGATGATACGGGTGAGTCGTTATTTGCATTATTAGGTGCAAATGTATTTAGACCTCCGGGTAATGTAGGTGGTGGCACTCCCACCGCGGGTAAAAAAAGACACGATAATTACTTAGCTCGTGAATCATTAAGAACTTCTATACGTGGTGGTGCGAGTACAACTGCAAGGAACGACGGATCTGTTTTAACAGACATTGACCTTGCTCAAGGTGCACAAGTAACTGGGTATGATGCAGGTTCAGTGTACACGACACCTGTTGCCGATTTAGTGCGTGAACGTATACGATCTCAACGGGAACAAGTTAATGAGGACATCGTTTCTGGAAGATTTAAAACTGTTACTATAAACGGTAGAGAGCAGAGAATTCCAGAAACATTGTACAATAGTTATCAAGACTCAATAAGAGCTGCGATAGCAATGAGCAAAGATACAACATTAGTTGGTCGTCGAGCTCAGACAGACAATTCGGGGTATGGTGGTATTTATGGAGCAGGCCCTAGTGTTTTAGAAAATGAAACTGTAAATTTACACGCTGCTGCTATGTTGAATCAGTATTTAAACAATCCCGATCAGCCTATAACTTCAGCTTTAGATTACTCTTTTATGCAGCAGGTAGTCAAGCAGGAAGTTGGAGGGGAAAATATAACCCCAACTCAAAATGCACTACGTTTATATGCTAATCGTATGCGAGAGGGATTTTACTTTCAGGCCGTTCAGAACATGCAACGTGCTGAAGATAGCCCCACTGAAGCAGCACGCGAAACGGCGAGAAAAAAAGCAGAGCAGTTACTACGACAAAGAAGATTAATAGATACTATTTTAAACGAGCAGACTACACCTGAACAAAGAGGCCAGATGCTCGGAGTTGCGGCCAGAACGCAGACCGGGGAAATTATTGAGGGTCAATACGCACCGCTAAGTGTAGATGCAGCGTTGACTTATATCTTTGGTACTGACATCGCTGGAGTACCTGATTTTGAAGATGCTGCCCTTGGTATTCAAAACTATGCACAACAAACAACTCGTGAGTTATACGCTAAAGGTGTGGAACTTCCTGATACTTTGCCTAGAGGTATGCCTCCTCTAGGTGTTGATACAAAACCTAAAGCCACTTTAAACGCTGTGTTAGCTGCTGGTCGCAAAATTGTTGACAAGGAAGCAGGTAGAACTACAGGAATCAGTGCTGCTCAGAGAAAAAATAAGTACAATGAGGAGTACGATAGTAATGCTAGATATGCAGAGTCTCTTCTGAAACAGGCGCAGAGTGACGATGAGCTGCAGAAAAAAACTGCATTAGAGACAATTGCAATATTTCGAGCAGTCGCCGCAATAAGAAGCTCAAATCCAGATAAATGGATACAAACTGGGATTGTTGGCTCAGAAGAAGGTTTCGAAGGTGACAATCGTGCAAGAGCAGTTCAATACTTAAATTATATTGCATTAAAACGTCAAGTACAGCAAAATGACGGTAATAACACAAGTAGAGAGGCTGTAGCGGCTGCACAGCAATTAGCAGCCATTGAATTACAGCGACGTAGTGTGCAACAGCGTGCTGCCGGTATGGACATAAGACCTAATTTTCAATTTAATCCAGTAATGATGGAGAACTCGTTTAACCCGGTAAGCACCGACGCTAAAAATTTATTTCAAGGCACAGTCTACAGTGGTCAAATAAAGATAGGTCGGCTTCAAAGTGATTTAGGGGAAGATCAGTATGAATCTGCTGTAGAACTTAATTCATTAGCTGATGCAGTTAATGATTTTTCTACTGAAGACTCTTCTGAACTAATCAAACGAATTGCGGAAGTAAATCGTCAAATTAATCAGTTGAATATACACGAGAATCCCTATGCTGACATATTACCTCAAAACATAAAAAATCCAACAGAACTACGTCAGTTACAAACAATTGCACAGAGTTTAATAGAACGAAGAAGTCTAATCGCACTTAATGAAGAGCGCGATTTAGCAGGCTCGAAAATTTCATCTTTAAGTGAAGGCGCACAAACATTAGTTAGAGCTCAACAAGACGCGATGACCAGCGGTGCTGCTGACAGGCAGAGAGCTAGTAGAGCACTTGCAGGTGCGCTTCCCGCTACTGAAGTTGAAACTCTAACAAGCAGATTAAAAGAACTAAGAGCAAAGAAAACAAGAACGTCAGAAGAGCAGCGCGAACTTAATAATGTACGGCGTAGATTAGGTAAGAACACTATCGTAAATATGGCCGCTGACTCAAGATACGCTACTGCGACAGGTAAAGGAATACCGCAGTTGTTAGAGATTGCTTCTAAAATGCTAGATGATCCGGAAAAAATTGAAAGTGCCGCGACGCTTGTATCGCGGATTTCTAACTTATCCGATGATGAAGTAGCACTTTACAACAACGTAGATTTTAGTGACTATACTCAACGAAGTGGTGTTTTAGACACGCTGACAAATCGCACTACTAAAGGGCGAGAACGCTATAGAGATACATCGTCAATGGCTCAGACTGTTAGAAAACAACGAGTCGAACAGTACGCGTCAAGATTTCAAGACGCCGCCGCAAAAGTTAAAAAAGCCTCTCAAATCAAAAATACGCAAGAGCAATTAGATGCGTTGAGCGCTATCACACCAGATGAGTTTTCTCAAGCAGAAATATTTCAATACCTTAATTCTGACGTAAGTCTTTCTGAAAAAGAAAAATTAATTGCAGAAATGAGGCAAAGAGACCGAGAAAGGGAAAGGCAGTCTCGCGAACAAAGCCAACGAACTCAAGCAAGTCGAGTAAATTCAAGTAGACAGCCGGGTGCTAGACCACGACAACGACGGGGTGTCAGACCAAGCATTGACGTTAATCGGTCTAGACAACAATCACTAGAAATGCAGCTTCCCGAACAAAGTGCCGAAATTGCAGAAAATCAAAGTTTGTTAGATAATCTCAAAGCAGTGCTTCGTTTAATAGATTTTCGAGATAAAAACGTTCAAAACTTAATGGAATATGATCCAGTCGTAACTATTGCCGAGGAGTCTACTCAAAAAGGTGATAGCCAATCGGGTAGAAAACAAAGAAATATAGGTGCTAGTATAAGACAAATTGCGGCAGATGCTTTTGCATTGTTATCCTCTGGGGTTAGATCGACACCTAAAGCTATTGTTAAAAACTTAAAAGGCACCGCTGCGGTTGCCGAAGCAGAAAGTAGGGGAGAGGGTGTTAGTACCCTTCGTAAGAAGGATGTGGGTGATGCTCATTACGGTAATCCTTTTACTTTACATAGTCCAAAGACTGGTGAGGTACGAGTAAAAACAGTAAAAGAAGCAGTGGATCGATACAAAGCGTGGTTAGCTGGTACAGCTGATCAAGACGTCAAGCAAGAACAGCGTAATTGGATTCTTTCTCAAATTGATGCAGGTGTTCTTGATGATCAAACACTTTTATACTACACTCAGTTAAAAGAACCTTCTCACGCCGATGCATTAGCTGAGTTTGTAAATGAGCGTCGTAAATCACCGGCGGTAGCTACCTCTGAACCAACGGTCTCTTCGGAGACTTCAACTGCGTTATCAGTCCCGAAACGTGTCCCACCTAGAACACGTCAGCAAAAATCTAATCGGCCAACTTTTACGCTCAGCGAAAGTCAGAGAATGAAAGCAAAAGCGGCAAATGAATCTAGAAAGATGGAAGAAACGCAAAAAATTGAACAAGCTGAAAAAGTAGCAGAATCCGAGCAAGCTAAAAATGCAAAAGAATGGAGAAAATTTGTAGAAAATGAAAAAGCTAGAGAAGTCGAAAAAGCAAAAAAAGCCAAACTAGCGGATTCAACTAAGAAAGCAGTAATCGTTGAGCCAGCTACGCCAGTGGTAGCAATTGATGCTGAATTACGTAAAAAAATTGAATTAGCTGACCAAGCAGAACAGAAAAGAAAGGAAAAGGCCGCTTTACATAGAAGGCTCGCTGAAACCCCAGTAGCGGAATTATCCGAGGAAGATATTAGAACACAAAAAGCTATTGAAGCTGAAGCGATTCAAGAAACAGAAAAAGCAAAAATAGTAGAAGAAGCTACAAGAGCAAAAATTGCTGAAGAGGCAAGAGCAAGAAAAGCGCAAGAAGCTGAAAAAGAAGAGTATAGAAAAGCAGAAAAAGCAAGAAAAGCCGAAGAAGCTAAGATAGTCAAATCTACTCCAGTACCTACTCCAGTACCTACTCCAGTACCACCTAGTGTAGCATTAACAAAGGAGGAGATAAGAAAAAGTAGGTCATACGAGGAAAGACAGCAAGCTCAAGAAGCAGAGTTACTTGCAGCAAGAAAAGCGGAAGAAGATGAAAAAGCAATGCTTTTTGATATATTGGCTAATGAGTCTACGCCGGGATACACGCGTCCTACTCTAGATGATAGACAAGAACAACGATTATATATGCTACGAAAGCGAAATGATTCCCCAAAAATTACTTTAGTTCCGCATGAAAGTCGAGAGGCTGCGGCAAAAGAAGCACGGTATCAACGTGACCAACTGAGGAGAATTCCCGATCCAAATAGACCTGAAAAATACAGGGCAGTAGTCAATCCTAGTAACACACAATTACTGACAGGCGTAGTGCCACCCCGACTCATGAACAATGAGGATCTAGCTGCGTATAAAAAATTCTTAGCGGGTGAAAAAATAAGCGACGATCCGGATACTGAATCATCTTTGGCTGCCTATCGAAGCAGACTTTTTGAAAGAATTGATATGGGTGAGTATACTGAAACGACGATACACCATGGTCCAGATCTAAAAGAGCATGTAGAATACTTTGCGGAATTTGTAAAGAATCGTCTACAAGGTGCCACATCTACTCCCACACAATTCAGTGAAACAAGGGATGTTGATAAAGCTAGGAAAGCGGAAGAAACTAAAAAAGCTAAGCAAGCTCAGAAAGCTGAAAAAGCTAAGAAAGCAGAAGAAGCGAGAAAAGCAAAAAAAGCAGAGCAAATCAGACTTGCAGAACAAGCTAGACTTGCTGAAGAAGTTAAGTTAGCGCAGCAAGAAGATCAAAGGGCGCGACTTCTTGACGAACAAGAGGAATCAGCTAAACAAGCTATAAAGTTAACCGGTGTTGAAGCATACGAGGCTTTGTTAATGGGGGATACTGCAACTCAACAATTACAAGAACAAAAATCAATTGAGCAGGCAGATCGTAGTCGACAAGCAGAAATACAAAAATCAAGAGATCGTCGTTCTGCAAGAGAAGCAAAAGCAAGTCAACCTCAAAAAGCTGAACGTAGAACAGCAAAAAGACAAATCACTCGAGAAGCACAAAAAGAAGCGCGTGCAGTAAGAATAGCTGAAGAAGCTAGGCTTGCTGAAAAAGTTAAAAAAACAGCTAACGTTGAAGCAAGTTACGCTTTAATGGAAGATAGCGCAATTCAAAAAGAACAATTGCAAGCAGAAGCAGAATTATATGCAATAGATGAAGAAGCGGCTATTAGACAAGCCGACGCTGAGTCAATAATAAGTTCATCTGTCAGAGGAAGCTCACGTAAATCTAAAACAACTCTCGCCGCTGCTCCTTCCGCAAATTCACTGGTAGTGTTTAGTGGGTCTTCCGCTACAAATCCTTCTTCTATAGATGTTACACCGGCTCAACTAACCCCGAGAAAACCCAGAACCGCTAAAACTCCAAAAACTTCTACGACTTCTTTGATTAATTTTTCCGGAGCGTCTGGCGCTGTTCAACCGTTGGCAGTTGTTCCTACATCAGTTCCAACGGCAACCGCAACTACACCACCGCCTACTACTGGAGGTATTACCGCACCCGGTGCGGCTATAGATGCACCTAACGCTACAATCACGGTAACTGGTGGTACAGTTCACGTTACTGGAGGACCCCCGTCTTCTGGCGTTGTTGTTGCTTCTGGTGTTGGCGGTAGTGGTGGAGGCGCTGGGAGTAGTGGTGGAGGCGCTGGGGGTAGTGGTGGAGGACGTAAAGCAACTAGAGACATAACTGAAATGATATTTTCACAAATGGACTTGTTAAACGATGAAACTAAATTAGCAATACGTCTTGCACCTGATACTGCTGCACGGAGTTCAATAGAAACAAGAAATAAAGCACGTTACATTTCCTTACAGAAAAAAGCACTAGAAACTCAATTATTGTACGGTTCTCCAGATTACTCAAACCCACGCGTTTCAACTTTGTTAGCTAACTTAACCACTAGTCCCGATCCTGCAAGAAATTTAGCGTTGATGACGGAAAACGTTCTGCAAGATCAAAAAAATAGCGTGCTTGCTCGCGATCGAATTATGACAGATCCTACACTAACCGACAAGCAAAGAAGAAGTGAATTAGCAAAATTAAGCGAAAGTGATCGACAACTTGACGCTTTTGCAAACGTTTTAAAACGAGTTACTGAAGATCTTAATAGATTTCAACAAGCAATAAAACCGACTGGGTTGACTACCGGAGGCGCAGCTGGTACTGGCCCAACAGTACGAACGCGCACCGGCCGCCTTGTAACTGAAGCCGAAATGCTAGCACAGTCTGATTTAGAAAGTAGAAGAAATTTATACTCGTCTTTTCAAGGAGTTTTACCTCAGCAGAGTTCGCGATATGAGTCTCAACTAGATTTAACAAGAGCTACGCGTAATTTCGCAAACACAATGCTTAATCAACTTAGTCCGGTAAACTTGACCGGTGTTGATTTTATGGGGGACACTGTTAAAGAAGCAAATGCAAATCAGGCACTTGCAGATTTGCAGTCTGCTATGGCAAGTGTTCAGCCAAACACTTTAGAGTCGCGTCCCATTGAGGAACTGGCAGTTGACCTTTCGCGAGTAATTCAGGCCGCTATAAGACTTGGTGAAGTTATTGACGGTGCAAATAATACAGATCTTACACGCGCAGACATTTTAAATTTAGTCACCGCAACTGGTTTTGCTGAAACACAGCAAAAACGTTCTGGGGAAGAGATTGACAAACAATCGGCCAAAAATGCTCGCGATCTTGAAGAAAACTTACAAGCAGTCGTTAGTCAACCCGGTTTATTACGGCGTTTAACTGGCGGTGTACAACGTGAGGCCGCAGGCTACGTTCGTGATTATCTTACTGGTGTATTTGGTCAATCTCCTGAAGCAACAAGAGCGATAAATACAATGTTTAGAGGCGATCAGGTTGTAGCATACGATGATCGAGGGCGTGCACGCAATTTAGTGGGCGCTAATCGACAGCAATTAGTAAATTTACAGCAAAGAGTGAAAACTGAAAGCGGATTAGATATATCACTTGATGACATTGAACGCTTACAACGCTCAATGGCCAGAGTACAGCAAGCTCGTAATCAATCACCGTTTAATGACACATTTTTTTACGCAATGTCTCGTGTTAGAGATCTTCAAACTCTTGGGCAGACAGTCATGGGCGTGTTAAACTTACCGCAAACTATTGCCTCAACTATAGGTCAGATAGGCGACCCACAACTTCGCACAGACCGTATTATGACTACGGCTCGTGCTCTTTCTTTAAGTCCGGAAACGTATACTAAAGCACTTGCGGCTGCCACACGGCAGCAGTCTATGTTTGGTGGAACGCTCGCTCGTAATCTTGAGGACATGACCTCATTTATTCCTATATCGAATACGTATGGAGTAGATGTTGGTAAGTCTGTGCAGGTTGCGCGTAAGCTCGCCGCATTCGATCCTGCTCAAGGTATGCAAGGTGCTAGTATTGCGCTTAAAGAATTTTTGTCTGGTAATGTGTCATCGCTCAGTAGAAGATTTGAAATTAATCGTAGTGAGCTTTCAAAGATTAACACCGGTGACGCTAACGAGATGTTAGATTCACTTGACGCACTTTTGGCTAAGATGGGCGTTACTGATAAATTAATTGATGACCAAGCAAATTCATTAGCAACTAAATATGACCGCATGACCGGTCGATTGGAAACATTGCAAGTACAATTTAGTGCGTTTGCAGTAGGCGCAATGACTCCAATACTCGAACCAATTCTTGGAGATAGATCGTTTCTTGCTCGTCAGTCTTTTGATCAAAATTTACAAAAAGTTGTAAATGAACGATTAAAATCATATGGCGACACAGTGCTGTCAAATCCAGATACAGGTCTGAGAACTTTAAATGTATTTTCATCTAATTTTCTTGATCAGCTGGACCCAATGTTAGCAGAGGCGAACGACGCTACTTCTACAGCAGCTTTAGATCTTACTTCAACAACCGGTGCCGTTTCTAATATTGAACTGTACCGTCGATTGGGTAATATGAAAGCAGACGAACGCCGTCGTATTCAACAAAGCGCTCAAGTTAGTGTGCTTATGGGGATGAACCAAGATCAGGCTATCTTAAAAGCGATGCGCGATATCGGCGGAGATTTCTTTACGGGTGAGGAGTTTCAAGCGCAAAGACAACCGTTAGGATTCTACGGCAAAGCTTTCAATGCGACTATGCGTGAAGACATGATTAAAACGTCAGAGCAACAAATGAAATTCAATCAAACTGGGCAGAGAGTTAAAATTCTCAAGCAATTTGATGCTGATACTTATCAGGTTGAAATGCCAGATGGACGTTCGGAAGTTGTGCGTCTTGCCGGTGTGGACGCACCGGAGAAAACTACTAAAGAAGGTCAGCAAGCAACTGCGTTTACTCGTGGTATGTTCCGCGGCGATCCCGGAAAAGAAGGAAGATACGCGACCTTGTATAGTACTGGTGCGTATGATCCAAATCAACGTCTTATAGGTAGTTTAAGTTATGGTGGTAGAGACATAGCAACAGCACTTATTGCAACAGGTAATGCTGCGGTGTACAATTATGAAAACAACATGAATCCAGCTTTACTTGCTCCTCTATCAGCATTAGAAAGAAACGCCGCAAACACAGGAATAGGTGCAATAAATGCTAATGCAGCTCGATTAGGTTTGGGAGCTAACGCAGAAATTTCAGATGCAGTACGCCGCAGATATTTTATGAATACGTATCTTGGCACTGCTGGGTTGACTGGTATCGGTGTTGGTGCTGGTGTCGGAGGAATTGCTAGTCTTATAAACACATTTGGTACTTTAGGTGCAGCAGCTGGTTCTGCAACGCAGCTAGCATTGCCCGGTTTCGGGGCTGCCGCAACAACTACCGCTGCGGGCACAGTAGGTGGTGCAGTAGCGTTACCGGCGATTATCGCTGCAGCACTAGCAGGTGCGGGTTATCTAGCATACGCTGGTGTTACAGATAGTAGAGATACTAGTTCTGCAAAATATCGCGAACTTTATCGATTACAAAGTGAGGAAAATCAGCGAATTAATGCAGAACAGATAGGTAACAAAATGTACCCGCAAGCAGTGCTTGACGATCAACGGCAGTCAGAGTTACAGAGAACGGCTGGTACTCAAAGGTTTATTAGTGATTTCATGTTTCCTGGTAGCCGCTTGCTAATTGCAGGTGTTCAAGCTCTTACAAATCTAAGAACTGATACACAAGAGGCTAGAGATGAGTTTGTAAACACTTATGTTGACACTGGTAGAGAACTTACAAAATATTACAACGGTTTGTCAAAAGATCAAAAAAGAGTTTATTCTTTAATTGTACAAGACCCGTTAACTAAACAGCAAAAAAGCGTGTTTGAGGCAATGCAAATGTATCAAACGTTGGTTATGCGTGATGTAACCGGTACTGACGAAACTGCGAGAAAGTTGCTTGACGACAATAAATCAAGTTATGATCAGTTTGCTGCTAAAGTATACAATACTACACAGGCGGCTAGCTTGCTGCAAACAGCACAAGAGTATGGTATTGTTTCTGATTTTACCGCTTATTCCAATAATATACCGCGTGGGCGAGTAAGTCAGGTTATCAGTGATCAACAGTTTATTGATTTAGATGTAGGCCAGCAGCAAAGAATTACGCAAGAATTAAACGACCAAATAAATCAAGCAAGCTGGAAACGATTTGCAAAAGAATACACAGACCAAGCAATGGAAAAGCAATTTCAAATTTCTCAGCAGCGCTTTACACAGTATGTTGATTTAAATGCACTTAATTCTCTTGCCGGTATGAATTCTGTACGTTCTATGATTAATCCAATGGTTAATCTTGATAAAGTGGGGACCGGCCGCGCTAACGAGGACTTAACAACTGCGTCTCTCCGTGCGATGGAAAAAACTATTTTTGTTGAGGGTGTGAAGTATGATCGCAAAGGAACAGAGGAATTACGCACCGCACAAGCAAATGCAGTTAAAACACTTGAAGCACAGATCACTGCATTTAGAGAACAGGAGGAGTTAACTCGCCCGTTTAATCTAGCATTAAAAGGAACGTACAATAATTTTATTCAAACGCTCCGGAGTGCAGGTGTTCAATATGAAAACATAGTAACTTTCTTGTCTCAAGGAAATCCACGCGGTTTCTTAGATATTAGTCAACAAATGAGCGGATTTAATTTACAGACGATAATGCAGAATCGAATTACTACACAAAATCAAAATATAATGGGTATTACTGGCCCAACAACTATGGGAACCGGCCCAATTCCTGTAGGCAGTTCGTTTAATTTTGGCTATACAACAGGTCCTCAAGGTACTCTTCGGTTTGCGAAAGATTTTATGAAAGCACCGGAGTTATCTCTTTTTAATCCTGCTACTATAGCCTCTGTTATAATGCAGGGTGTTCAAGCAAACACCGAGATAGTTCAGCGGAATGTTCAGTTTGGTCGTCAACTTCGCGATGCTGATTTAAGTAATCGTAGAAGCATTGAAGACATAAATCGAAATGGTATGCGAACACTTGAAGATATTCATCGCAATTATACGCGGAATATGGTACAATTAGCACAGCAGGCCGAATTACAAAAACGTGCAGGTACTGCATCGTTCTACACAAATGCCACTGCAGCCAATATTCCACAATCGGAGAAAGATAGAATTACTGCACTGCGTGAGCAAGGCCAGCAAAAAGCTTCTCATATTGAACAAGCCGACGTTGCGGGTTACTTGAAAACACCTGAAGGTATGCAAGATACAGAATTACAAGCGGCCTATGCTGAATATGAGGCAGTCCCGTGGACTGATTACACAGCAAAGGAAGCAGCGTGGCAAAAAGTCAAAGGTATGATTGACTCACGTCAATCTGCTGCAGAAGCTCGAATGAACAATGCAACAGATCCAAAGGAGAGATCAGCCGCACAGATGCAGTTGGGTTACTTATCTGAGAATTATGATCGTGGTGCTCAGTATCGAAAGTACGTTGATGATATGGCAAATCAACAACTAGAGTTTGCAAGTAAACGTCAGCAGCTTACACGAAATCGTGGTGACCTTGAACGAGAACGGACCAGATTAGAACAACAAGCTCCCGCATTACAAAAACGATTAGCTGAGGCAAGGACTCCTGAGGAAATACAAGCTGCAAATGATGCACTTGAAGAGAATCGCGTTTCACTAGAAAAAAACAGTGAGGCACTCGCGCAAAATGCGCGTGAGATGGATTCTGTAACAATCACTGCACCGTTATGGGCTGATAACTGGCGAGAAGCTGGAAAACAAATTCTCGAAAGTTCTCAGAGTACTATTTCGGGTTTAAGAAAAGATCTTGAAGACTTCGATATCACATACGCACGGAATCTAGAAGATGCGTATAGAGGTTTTAAAAATGCCAAAGAAGATATGGTTCGTCAATTCACCGAAGCTGCTACAGAAATTTCTCAAGCAGTTCCAGCGGAGTTTGCGAAAGCACTTACTGCAATTACTGCGTACCAACGAATGTCTTTAAGAGCCGAGGCATACTACAATCGAGGTTATACTGAATCAGCTCAATCATTACAGAAATATGCAGATATGCAGCTGGCAGGTTCGTTGTATACAAAAGGAAGTAACGAATACGAAGAAATGGTTCGTAGTCTAAATTCCGGTGTTAATAGTATGACAGCTGACGGAATGAAAGGTGACGACCTAACTATGGGTCCATCTTCGTTAGGTGCGTACGGTGAAGTGGGTGCTGACGGTAAAAACTATTTACGCGTAATAGTAAGAGACGCTAGTACTATTGCACCTGTGGTTACTACGACTACAACAGTCACCGGAAACGGTAGAGACCCAATGAAACCGGATCAAGGTGTTGAGCCATAATAGGTAATTAACTTAAAAAAGTTAAAGAAGGGAAAATTTAATTTTCCCTTCTTTAACTAAAGGGAGAAATATGACATATGAATTAAGTCCAATATACTTTAGCGGTTATCAAGGTACAACCGTGTTTTATATGGATGCCAAAGCAAGTTCATTTCAAAAAAGCACCGTGACTTTTGGAGATAAACTTGAAGCAGTTGATGGGTCAGTACATTACATGCATCGCTCATTTAAAGACCAGTGGACGTTTACATGGAACTTGATTCGTTATTCTGCGCCAGAAGGGTATCCTCTTGCAACCGTAGAAAAACTAAAGACTTTCTATCGCTCAGTTGCATTATCCGGGACAAGTATTAACCTTGTCATTCAGGGTCAGACCTATAATGTTATTCCTGATCCAAACTCATGGTCGGAACAATTATCGGCCAACGAAGTAACGTTAACTAATGTCCCGTATTACACAGTAAGTTTTAGAGTGGTGCAGACATGAACTATCAGCTTTCGTATCGTGTCTATGTTTCCGCGATTAATACTAAGGTAGATCAACCGGCAAATTTAATACCCAGCCAGTATGTGCAGGATATAGGCATATCGCACACTATGGCTACTCAGATGACCTCAGGTGTTACTCTCGGACAGATGGCACCTCCTGAGTGCTCAATAACGCTGATTAAATCAGCCTATAATTTTTTTGCGGATCGGCAATATAACTGGAGATTAGCCAATGTTCTTGTACTCTATTCAATAGATGCCCTTAACTTCTACCCTGCTTTTGCTGGATTCCTAGAGTCACGTCAGGAAAGTCTGACACAGGTGACATTTAAAGCTTGTGGGTATTTACGGTATGTCGAATACTATAAGCACCTCACACCATTGTGGGAGAACAAACCTGCCGCTACTGTCATACCTGATCCACCAACACCTTACTCAACATCAGTAAGCGGTATCTGGGGGCAATTGTATAATTCTCAAAATCCTACCACGCTTAGTGGTAGTACAATAGGAACAATTAATACAGTATTCTGGCTATGCGGAGGTAGGCCGTATAAGTATAAAACTTTTTTAGAAGAGACCAATCAAATTCCACGGTTTTACTTTGACTGTGATGCGTCTATAATTTCCCCTCGGTTTACGTGGTTGAATCGCGAAGACATTCTACAAGATTTAACCGCTTTAGCTATTGCAGGTGGCGGGCAGCTAACGCAATCAGCGAATGGTGTAGTGCAGTTTGTAAATGCCCTTTCGTTTACAAAATCAAAAAATAATTTTACAATTACTGATTCAATGTTTTCCTCTTTATCTATCGATGACGAGGCTGCGGTGACGTTTGGTAAAGTTATCGCAACGTTCTCGCCGCGTTTTCTCGGTGCAAATAAAGCACTTATTGATGCTAGTTTAAGTAAGTATCTACCATACGGCGAGGAGTATGTTCACGATATTGAATTTCCGCAACCAGTTAGTAGGTTAACTAACAACACATACTACGGCTCGGGAATTAGTTTCGCAGCTAGCGGCGGTTACTTTGGAATTGACGAGTATATTACAAGTCGCGATTTTGTAAAAGCAGTTGACTTTAACGGCGACATTGCCTCTGTCTCTCTAAAGGTTCCACGGTTAAATGAAGTAATGTATCCCAAAAATAAATGGTTTTGGGATTCAGTGGCTGCGTCCGGTTACTGGACAGTCATTGAGGACGTTACAAAGACACCCGGACAGTTTATGCAGGTGTTTGTCCGTAATGACGACGTAGGTCGTGGTTTATACTTAAGTAAATTAACACTTTACGGAATTCCTTTAATTGCCGGTGAACAACAAACAATCAAAAAAGATATACCGATTGTGTTTAGCGGGCTTGTACAGACTGGTATTATTCCCTCCGGTTTTAGAGAAATCCGTATGAGTGAGAATGCATACGTTCAATCAAAGGATCACGCGATGCGTATGCTTGAAATTGTAAAGTATCTTCATAAACGACCTAGACCTGTACATCGATTTACTGACTTGGTTTATAATCCGACATTGGCATTAGGGGACATTGTTTCTGTTAATAGTACGTTTTACCAAATTAAGGGTAAGTACAAAATTGTTGAAATTATTGTTAAAAATACAGGAGCGCGTATGGATCTTGCTTGCGTAGACGTAAACGATCTAGCAGAGCGCGAAGATTTTTTTATAATTGGTAACAGCTATCAGGCTACTGATACAAAGTTACTTTCATTTTAAGGAGGAGATGTCATGATTTTTGCGCTTTCGACTGTTCCATCACTATTTGATGGGCAAGAGTTATCGGCCGCTGATTTAAATAATTTAGCACAAAATACTGAAGTTCTTGAGCAGATTGTAAACGGACCTGATCGTCTCTTTCTTAGCAGCTGGGCGTACGCACCTCCGATGTTTTTTCTAAGTAATACCGGAGATATTAGCGTTACGGGTAATGATGGTAAGGTAATTACGCTTAGCGGCAAGAAATTCCGCTTTTCTGAGATTGACGTATGGGAAGGTAGTTTTGTGTACAGAGAAGGTATGCACACACTACGAGTCGCTTTTCAATCGTATCGCGCAAACTACAGCGCAAATGGAAAATTATTTCGTCACGTAGACGGAAAGATGGGTAGTATTTGCTTATTCACTACTTTAAAGTATACTGACGTACCAATTCACGAACAAATAAAAAATCAGACTAAATATGGTAAATACAATAGAATATGGCGATACAATCCTAATATTGCGTTTGGTTCTCCAGTAAACACTTTTGAAGAACTTACGCTTGCCGCAAATCATACAAATATTTCGTATGCTTCAATTGATCTTACTAATTTAGATTTGACTCCGGGTGAGGTAGTAAGTATAAAGTTTCGTATTGCACCGTATAATACAACATCTAACAATCCTAATAGAGACGCCGACAATGCTACGTCCACGTACTATTTTAGTATGATCTATGCAAATATAGATCACTCTGTTGTACCGAACACATGGCAGAATTTAGAATCGATTCAATCGTTGTCTGATATAAAAACCTTAATTAAAAATCAACAGTATCTAGTTAATTATTTCAAAGTTTATGATAATCCACTACGAGTTGCATTGTGGGATCAAGTACTTGTCGGCTCTAATTTTCATGTTTTTAAGTCTGTTCGAGAATACAATATGTTAAATTATTTGTACGGGTTAATTCAAAACTGGAATTATCTAAGTGCCAGCAGAGTGGCTCAACAAGCACGTTATTATACTCAAAAACGCTTTGATTTAAAGAATACAATACGAGTAAGCTATGCCACAAGCACAAACACACTTACTCGATTTACAATGTTAGGTATCTTGTCTAAGAAAGTAACAAGCGCTGCTTGGTATAGATATGATTTAGATAAAGAAAGTAAGGCTGCTGTTCCTCAGTGGTATTCTACAGTACTTAATAATAAGGCAGTCTCCTTTTCTAAAATGGAGGGAAAGGTCGCTCGTCAAGGCCTTCTTCAAACCATGGGTCCTAGTAGTAGATCACCGGCTGTAAGTATCACAACACCGCCAAATTTTCCTGATCCCGGGTATTTTCTTTTTTATGCGGGTTCGTCAGCCGGATTAGAAAACAACGCAAATTACGGGGCCTCGTTTGCTCCGGAGTTTAACGGTTTTTACTTTATTAATCCGTCTACATTTAATCCGGTATCCTACTATAATAATGCCGCAACTACTGTACTGGGAACAAGCATTGACTTTTTTAAACGTGGTTCAGATAATAACGCATTGTATTATGCGGATTCTTTCAATTTCTCACTTATTCCCCAAATTGAGAATACAAATAGATTTTATCCTTTAATCTATCAGGCTTACAGTGGTTTAAGTAATCATTCCTCCTATTACATAGAAAGTAGCGATGATTACTGCGATTTCTCTGTTGATCTGCAAGAATCAGCAGAAGGAGCTACGTACTCAAAAGCAAGTTATATTGGAACGTTTCGTTTAACAGACGTTTCAAGAATCAACACAGAATATAATCTTGATGTATTTGAAAGGTATAATTCATTTAATTCAATTACTTATAGTGGGCTACTTAATCATCTTAATGAAATAAACACTCGACTTAATTCAGTTAAACTGCTTACTGAACAGCTTGATATTTATCGTTATATTCCTGTGTTCTGGACAAAACCTAAAAGTTTTTTAAATCATCATGACAAGTATATGAATGCCGGCTCTACCTCAAATGACGCTGATAGATTCTATTCTAAATTGGAGCGCGCTACGGTTTACTACTCAAATACGCGTCAGGCCGACTATCTAATTGTTCGTGGGACTAATATACGTATTGGGTGGGGTGGTTTTGATAAAGTTTACCGAGATAATCCAGTAGCAACTTGGCCCGCTGCACTTCAATTTGAGTTTTTAAAAGAGCAGTCACTTTGCGGTGACGTTTTAGAAACTATTGTACTTGGATTTGACTCTTTAGAAGGTCTTTCTCATGGCGAACGCTACTACTTACAAGGCGATGTCCGATATGCCGCAGAGACTATGGGGGTGCCTTAATGTCAGATAACAAACGTAGATCCCTTCCAAGAATTGATAATAACTATCAGATAGATCTTCGCTATCCAGATATCAATGATTTTCTCAAAGACACTTCCTTTGCACTTTTAGATAATCAGACAACAGAGATTTCTAGAATATCTAATGTCCAGTTAATTTACAGCAGCGCTCGGTCGGCACAGCAGGTAATGATTAACTCGTTTGTTACTTTTTTTAAGTTAAGTGATGTAATCATTTTTGCGTTTACCGAAGATCAAGAGTTATTGTACGATTTTTTAATAGTCCCTTCGCTGTTAAACGTTCAACTTACACAATTCACAGCAACTCGTTCTAATCAAGAGGCACTTGTTCAATCCGTTCAGAATTACGCAAATGCTAATTTAACTGATGCTGCAAATTTTAATATCCAAATTAGTGCTAGTAAGATTGCTTCTCTTTTGACTGACGCTTTGCACTATAAATTACAAAGTATTCTCGCAGCATTAGATTCAGTAGAAATAGGAGACCCGTACGTTTATTTTAGAAATAACTTATCTAGCTTAACAATGCAACTTGATTTTTTGTATCGATCTACAAGTTCGAGTGAGTATCAAACAGGATTTTCTCTGCAAGTAAAGTTTGAGTATTTAGTTCAAGTAGAGTCACCTGAGCCACTTGTTTCAAGTGCCTCTGTATCTGTCCCGGTCTACAATAAAAACAGTAATCAACTTTCAATTCTTCTTAACGGGAAATTTACTCGATCGGGTCAACTTTCTTTTTCTTTTTTGAAAAACAATTTATTGACTAATAGTTCTTTAAAATTACCTATAACAACCAACACGTTATTTACTGCAAACGAGTCTTTAGGTATGAGTGACTACGTTATTGATGCGGTTAGTGGTCTTTACATAGATCAGCCTAAATTGACATATAATTACTTTTTTAAACCTGATTCCACTACGGTTACTTATACGGGAGTATTTTTTTCAAATTTTACACATAAACCGACAACATCAAAGTTAAATTTAGATACTAGTAATTATACCTGCTCTTACAAAGCTGAAAATAATCTCTACAATGTAACAATTGGTCTTAGAGTTACACCAGTTAGTACTTCAGCTGGGATTTTTAATCAGCTTCTTCATGAAAGTACCAGTGAACCTAAAAATCCGGTGCAGCTACGGTATCAATTAAAACTGAGTGAGTATGTTATGAAAGAAAATTTACGAGGAATCGAGTTAGATACTGCCTCTGGACAATTATTGATAATTGGGTCAGTGAGTAAGAGGACGGCAAGCCCAGCGTCTCAGTTCACTGCTTTTAAAAGCGGCTCACACTCTAATACTTACTCTTCAACTCAAGTTGAAGCAGATGGTGTCTTTTTCCAAAAGTGTAGTATTCGTGTAGGTAAGTCGTTTGTTAATCAAGCCGATTATACTTCAGTCAGTCTTAGCAATATCGAGACTTCGTTTCAAGTGTCCGCCGATCGTTCGGCACCGTTAAGTACAACTAACATAAACGTGGTGGATATCTTGTTTAAGTGGACTAATCTTACCAGCACTGAATTAGCTGCGCTTTACCTTATGACAACTAGTAAACAACTCTCGTTTACTTTTTACGATTCTTTTTTTAACGAATTAGCAACTTCTGCCTTTACTAACATACCCACCGTCGTTACGCGGGCGGAGTCACCGTTTATTAATCCCCAGCAGTGGGTGTTTTACGGACAAATTACCGGATCTTCTATTTTCCAACCTAAGTCGTTAATTCCATCCACTGCATTAACAGTAAATGGCACACCGCTTGATGTTGTAAATCAACTACGCGTCATCTCGGCTACAACGTTTGATTTTGATAGTATCTCGGTACCAATAAACGAATCATTTTCGTTTAATACTAAATTGATTTGTATTGCAGAGTATGCTCAGATAGTAAATAAAGTCGAAACATACAAATACTCGACTATTAATCTACCGTTGGTCGAGGGGGTACATTACTCAATTGAAAAGTTTTTAATAGGTGGCTCTCAAATAAGAAAGATACTTATAAGCAGCGATCAGAGAAAACTAATAGCTAAGGCACTTCAATTTACAACAAATCAAAAATACAGGTTAAGTATCTTGCTTCCTTTTGACTTTGTTAGACAGTATGGAGTAGCTAATGTGACAAAACATCTTGTTCGTTCGACTTTGTCACTGCCGACTAACAAATATACTTACGGTTATATATGGAGGGTCAAATGACAAACTCGGATTATCTATTAAATTTAAACACAGAGCAATCTATTTCTTACGCTGACTCGTATGGAAGATTTCAGACTCAACTTCCTCTTCTGTTTTCATACCCTACTCAATCCGGTTCTCTAAATCCAAACGATTTGTACTCGGATAATTCGGAACAGTATTTAGCATATCCAGCAGGGGTACATCAGACTACTGTAACAACGAGTCAGCTGGATCGCTATGGTAGCATTACTCTAACAACCAGTGGTTCAATTTCTTTTTATGTGCAGTCAATGGAGTACGCGGGCGACAGTAATCCCGCGTACATTGCCGGACCTTATATAGTATCTGGTGAAGGTGGTTTAGACGATTTATTTATTGCGACTTACTACGATGACACACCGCAAGATCCATTTGCAAACAGCTTCTCGATTACAACTCCGGGTACATACTCAGTAGTTTTCCCTAGTCCTCTAGTAAGTCGTGCTTTCACAATTACTCACTCGGGCTCAAGTACTTATAGCATAAGTCAAATACTTCCGCGAAAAATTATACAAAAGTATGATATAGAAGTTAACTCTATTAAGGCGTATCATGTGTCTTCAACGCTTATCGATACAATTGCACTACAAGTTTCAGACTCTATTGTAGTAGGGTCAGGCTTAATTGGTGAGAAAAGCATCGATGGTGGTAAGATTATTGACGGGACAATTTCGGGTGTGTTAATTGCAAACGGAACGGTAACGGGCAATAACGTACAGGCTGGTACGATATCTGGCGTGCTTATTGCAGGATCGACAATCACTGGTGATAAAATTGTAGCAGCTACGATCTCAGGTTCTTTGATTACTGCGGGTACGTTAACTGCTGATAAGATTGCCTCCAACACCCTTACCGCCGCTCAGATTGCTGATGGAACTATAACTGGAGCAAAAATTGTAGCAGGAACTGTCTCAGGTGTGCTTATTACCGATAATGCAATCTCAGCAAGTAAGATTCAAGCTAACACAATTACTGGTGATAAAATTGCTGCTAATACAATCTCCGGTTCTTTAATTACTGCCGCTACTATATCAGGTAGTCTGATAGCGGCAAATACAATTACTGCCGACAAATTATCCGTAGCTCAATTAGATGCAGTTGCGGCAAACATGGGGACTCTTACAGTTAATAGTGACATTACAGTTTCAGGAAGTGGGTACATCAAAGCGGGTAAAACAAAAATTGATACTAATGGTATGAGCGTTGGTAGCCTAGCAAGTCCACTTAACCAGACAAGCCTTCCGGGACTCAATTCTAATGTACTTACTATTGTAACTTCAGGAACATCTGGTGACCTACAAGGTATAGCGATGTTCAATGTCGCTCGAAGCACAGTCAGTCCACAAGCATCAATTAACCTTGATGGTACGACTACACTTGAGATTGCAAATAATGTTACCAGTGACGATGCTTCAGTTCATGTTAACTTCAAAGATTCTTATACAGGAGCATTTAGAATTTACAACGGTAATCTAGATCTACGCCGTACTCCCGACGCAGACTCTAATTTACCTCCGGGAGCTATTAGGGGTTATGCAGACTCGGTTCCCGACGCAGTAATCTACGAATTAAGTCAAGACAGAATAAATTTATCAAGTTATACTGGAACAACCATTTACAATGTTGAAGCTAGTACTGGAGCGGTTACAATAACAGGGGATGTGGCTGTTAACACAAATAAAGTAAGTATCGTAGCGTCAAATGGAAATACCGATATTCGTGGTAATGTAACTGTTAGCGGTAGTATTTCACATAGAGACGCAGGAATTTTATCAAGGTCTGCGGGGCAGACTGTCAATGCTGGTACTTCTGCAAGAGTGCAACTAAACGTTGCTGGTACCGGTAATATTTTAGGTAACGCAACAACATACGAAGTTACTGTTACTAATGCCGGTCTTTACATTGTAAACGCCGCCGTGACTTCTACTACCACTAACTTACCATGGAATGTGCGCCAAAACGCAACTAGTTTTACAACAGGCACGCAAATGTTACCCGGGCTTACATTTAATGACGGGCGGCAACTTAATACAACTATATTTTATTTAAGTGCAAACGATACTGTCGGACTTTTTGTAAATAACACTGGTGGCAGCTCTATTAGCGTAACTGGTGCTTTAAGAGTAGTGAGGTTAACATGAAAGTTATTGAAATTTTTCCTATGGTGCGTTGGATTGAGATTGAGCCTGTGGGGGTAGAGCGTATTGAACCGCACGAGCAATGGGCTTTAGATGTAATCAGAAAAGAGCGAAACAGGCTCCTTAGTGAATCAGATTGGCGAGTCTTACCGGATTCTCCAATAACTAACAAAAATGAATGGTACGCGTATCGACAGTCTTTAAGAGATTTTCCAGAACTCGTACTAGCTCAAAAATTTAACAATGTTGCTTGGCCGACACCTCCAAGTTGACAAGAGTCTCAAAAATAACTATAATTAGGAGTGACTATGATAACAACAAGTGGTAATCTTGATTATCTAATCGACTCAGTGCGAATACGCTTGGGTGATTTTAGTGGTACGGCATTTTCTAGTGCGCTGGTGCGTACATCGTTAGTAAACTCTGTGAAGCAACTGCAAAAGCGATGGAGGGCAAAGTACCAGATACTTACTGCGGATGCAATTGCAGACTTACAACCTCAGGGGGCTGCTGAGTCCGGTCAACTGTGGGTAAGCACAGTTAATGGGTATGCATTTATAAGTTCATCATTTAATGTAAACGATGTTTATAGAAATCCATTTTTAGATTTTGATCAGCCGGATCCCCCAGTAATTGAGCAGATTGATGAGGATGCCATTGTATTAATGGCTGTGTATTTAATTCATTTGGCTAAGATTACAAGTAGCTCAACTACTTTCGTTTCATGGTCAACAGAAGATTTAAAATACACAAATACTGAGTCTTCTAGAGCAATGAAAGTCGTTCTCGACGCGTTGCTAGAGGAAATAAATTACCTGTTTAAAACAAAAATTGCGGTGCCGAAATCGACAAGACAGCCCGTAAATATTGTTACAGGGACTAAGTACTATTAAAGGAGTTCTTATGGGAAGAATTGTACCAGTACAGAAAAAGATGCTGTACATCGGGGATTTTCCAGTGCAAACTGGTTTCGGAGTTGTCAGTAAGAATTTGATTGAAACGTTCCGTAAAAAATATGATTTACACATTATGGGTGTGAACTATTACGGTGACTATGACCCACTGTGCGAAGGACTTAAAGTGTACCCGGCTTCTCTTGGTGGTGGGGACGTTTGGGGTAAGGAACGTCTTGAAAGTATGGTGCGATCAATTCGACCGGATGTTATTTTCATATTGAATGACTCTTGGATTGCTAACGACTACATTGCTGTTCTTTCGCAAATTAAGGATCAACAGTTTAAAACTGTTTTGTACACCCCAATTGATGCAGAGAATGTTAAAAAGGATTTTGCACAAGGGCTTCAGAAATTTGATGCTGTAGCTACATACACTAATTTCGGTAAAGAGCAGCTGGCAAAAGTAGACGTTTCTGATGTCTTTGTAGTTCCACACGGAGTAGATACTACGATGTTTCACCCCATTGACGTGCCGCGTGCGGTTTTGCGTCAACAAATGAATCTAAAAGATACAGACTATATTGTTTTGTGTTTGCAGCGTAATCAACCACGTAAAAGACTTGATTTAACGTTTTATTATTTTTCTGAATGGGTAAAGCGATACAATTTATCTAAGGGTGTAAAGATCTACTATCACGGTGCTTTGCAGGATTTCGGTATTGATATAATTCAGTGGTGTGAGTATTTAGGTATCGAGGATCGTCTGGTAATTTCATCACCGAATATCACAGCTGCAAAGGGCCTGACTCCGCAGCAACTAAACATGGTATATAATAATGCCGATGTTTTTTTCACAACTACGGCGGCAGAGGGTTGGTGTTTACCAGTGGCAGAAGCAATGGCTGCAGGAAAGCCGGCAATTATTCCAAACCACTCAGCTTTGAGTGAGTGGCCCGAAGGTAATGCGGTGTACATGGACTGCTATCCCTTCCCTCAACTTACAGATCGCGGATTAAACACAATTCATCATGTAACAGAAATGGAAAGCGCGATTCAAGCGCTTCACTACATGTACACAAATCAAGAAAAGCGTAATGAACTCGGCCAAAAATCATTAGAGCATATGCGTAGCGCAAAATTCTCATGGAAGAATATTGGAAGTCAGTTCGTGGAGATTATCGATGGACTCTTTAAAAATCAGTAAGATCAACAAAAAATACATAAAAAGACTCTTGACACGGCTTGAGGAGTCTGGTATAGTAACTCCAGAGATTCGGAAAGCAGTGCTTGATGAACTCAATTCGATGGCGAGAGAAATCGCCGCAATGCACAAGGAGCATGACTAAGATGGCATTTGGCAAGATGATTGAATCGATCCCGACCTACAGCTCACCGAGCGCGGCTCAACAGACCAACGTGTTTATTAACACACGCGAAGGTAAGCGTATTATCCGCTTCCTTCCTGATTTGGTCAACCCAACGGAACCCATGATTGGACCTACGGTGTTGTCAGTGTGGATGCCTGTGGCTAAGAACGGGCAATTGGTTCAGCGTCGCATTTTTGTGGACAGCTTGACTCGCGCTGTACTGCCTGCTAAGGTGAACGAAGCAGTCCGCTGTCGCTTTTTTATGAACGTGTTGGACAAGTCAATGGTGGTTAAGCTTGAGAATGGTTCGGTCGTTTACGCGAACAATCAGAATCAGTTTATTACTGTGCTGGACGGTCAGACACAAACACTTACCTCTTATAAGCCCGAGCGTCATATGGCGATTCAGGTGCTTGAGGGATCTGTTTCATCCGGGGAAGGTCGCAATGGCATGTTGAATGACATTGAGGAACTTTCGAAGACGATTTTTGACGATGATACGGGTAAGCTGATTCCTATCACGGAGATTGATATTGAGATTATCACGCGTGGTAAGGAGATTAAGACGACACGTAGTGTGCATGTGGGCACAAATCGTGATCCTATTCCGGGTTCGCTGCTGTCTGCACCGCGTTTTGATTTGGCCAAGTATGCTCGCCCATTCCCAATGGACGCTGTTAAGGATCTGGTCAAGGGGGCCGACTACGGTGATGTGTGCAAAGCATACAACATTGAAGTGATGCCGAAGCTTGCTGAGACCCCAGAGTTATTCTAGTTTTTAGTCCGGTGTTGGCGGTGAGAATTTACCTCACCGCCAACATTTTTGTTTAGAGGAGTAAAGCATGGCTAGCGGTCATAAAGAAACTTGTCCTGAATGTGGAGGACACAACTTGTATGTTACGCCGCATAACGGACTCGCTTACTGTTTTAACTGTGGCTATCGTAATGGGCGTAGTCAAGGTGGTAATGCATTTACTAGTAATCCCGAGGTGATCGAAGAAATCCGTGATTTCTACGGAAAGTGCGTAAGCTACTACGTGAGCTGTTTATCTGGCGCGGCACTTACGTATCTTCGAGAGCGCGGTATCTCTGATTCAGTAATTCAGCAACGTCGTATAGGCTATTGTCCCGATACTCATCATAGTTTGTACGATCTTCCAATTGCTAAGACTGCGGGTATCAGCTCTGGGAGAAATTCAGTTCTTCATGGTCGTATTATATTTCCGTACATTGCGCCAACCACCGGAGCGATTGTGGATATGCGTGGACGCGCCCTTGACGATGAATCTGTCAAGTATAAAGGACCGTTTGGGTCTGCGTATGTGCGTGGTGCGGATGAGTGGCCGTACGGAGCTGAGATTTCAGCGGATTCTTTTTTACTCACTGAGGGAGAAATAAAGGCGATTGTTGCCACGCAGCACGGGTTCCCGACAATAGGATTGCCCGGTATTAACACATGGAAGTGGCGCGTGCGTGAACTGTCCGCAAAGTCGGTTACGGTCGTGTTTGACTCGCAGAGAAGTCCTACAGTGAATGAGGCAGTATACCAAGCTATTGATAAGTTAGCATCTAGACTAGAGTCATGTAAGGTTGCAACTCTACCGCTTATGGGGCGAGAGAAGATGGATCTTGACGAATTCGTCTTGACAAAGGGCCTACATGAACTTAAACTAGTACTGGATAAAGCACTGCCCTACGAAACGTGGGCCCAACTTTTAAGGAGACCGAGCAATGCAACAAGACGTAGTTGGTGAGTGGCGGTTACTCTCATCATTCACTCAATCGCCAGAAGTAATGCACCAAGTAACCCCGGCGCTGTTTACTGATGAGCGGCAAATTGTGTTTAACGCACTGAAGAATGCGTACACGCACTACGGTGAGTTAACGTACGAAGTTATACGGTTGGCGTTCAATGGTGACGTACCAAGTGAACTCATGCTTTCAATTCAGTGTAATCAGCGCGCAATTATAGACGAGTTGTCTATTACAGCGCGTAGACGGCAGCTTCAGCAAGCAGCCGAGATCTTGGCTCTTGAGGCAAAGGAGTATAACCCAAACGAGACGCGTGTGGCCGAGGTGCTGAATTTCGCACCAATTATGCCATCATCGGATCTATCCCTACTACCGGGTGCTCAAAAATTAATGTCCGATCTGAATCGAAAGTACAACGGTACGTATAAGTTTACGCATACTGGTATTCGATTCCTCGATCAGATGCTTGGTGGCGAGTGGCTGCCGAAGAGCCTATCAGTCATTATGGCCAAACCCGGTACAGGGAAGACTGCTCTTGTTGGTCAATCGATGCTCGAGATGGCGTTGCAGTACGGTACATCAAGTTTGTTCTTTTCGCTGGAAATGTCCAAAGAGCAGTTGATGTCTCGGTGGGTATCATACATGCTCAACATTGACACTACACTGCTACAGTTTGGTAAGCTTTCTGGTGCCCAACTTACTGAGGTAGAACAGGCGCTTGTTATGATACAGACATTACCGATGGCTGTAATTGACAACCCCATTATCAGTTTAGCAGGCATTCGCAAGGAGATTCGTGATGCCGCTCGTACTGGATGTCGCGTCGTATTTTTGGATTACCTGCAGATTGTGAAGCATC